CTTGGTTAATATTCTGTAACTGACTAGCAAATTCAGCAACTGCATTACGAATGTAATCTAGAGATGCATCGGCTGTATCAGCTGCCTGCTTAAACCCTTCTACCTGATCAATGATATTATTTGCAATACAGGCATATAAATAGTCATTTCTTCGATTCCATGTACCGGCTAATAGTAACCAACCTGGGTGTATGTATTCATCATCTGGAGTACTATTTAGGTCATTGAATATAGCACTATTTGATAACCCGAAAGTACGTATATTAGGCACTACATTTATTTCTCCTATGTCAGCTCCGAATGTAGGTCCTAGAGTAGAAATAGCGACGCCATTTAATCCTGGTACGCTGTTACTAAATTCAATCGCAGAAACTATCGAATCCAGTGTACTATCTAACGAGTTCAGCATTGACTGATGACGTCTGGCCCCGGGCCCGGCTGGTATTCCGGAAATGCCGTTGGATGCCCATTCTTGCATTTTTGCAGCACTCACCGACTTCATCCATTGGTAGTCAGCAATTGTCTGTAAATCATCGTCATCTAGCCTTGCAATAATCGCGGGAGATTCTTTGATCAGTTCTGGCAAACTTGTGTTTTGCCTATAATTAAATGTAGATGAAAACGAGTTAGTTCTTCTTTCCCATATATAATAGCTTCCAGGCGTTCCAAATACTTCATTTGTAGTCCAGATATTATATACGGGGCCGTTAGGGCCTAATAGATCTGATAAATATTCGCCCATTGTAGCATATACCGATCCTAATTGAGTATTTAATAACTGAACTTCAGATACAATGTCTGGCATTAATTCTAGTATCTCATCACGTATAGCTGCTATTGCACTTTCATCGAACTCATCTTGTGCTAGTGCTTGTTGTACCAAAGATGCATACTGTGCCCTAGGATAATATTTAATAGATCCAGGCGGCTCATACGGTTGCAACTCTTCTTTCGACCATATATCGTTACTATTCGAGAAGTGGTCTAAATATTCTCTATATTCATCGACATCTAATGTAACAATGCCGTCGTCATCGACATTGACTATATGCGGGAATGCATTCCATAACGGGTCACGGCCAATCCTTAAGTCAGAATTTCCTACTTGCGCATCATTAATAGGTTGATTGAAATTACCTGTCAATGAATTTAAGTTTGATTGTATCAAGTCTATCCCGCCAGCATTAATTAATAGTTGGATTAAACCTCTTCGGCCATACGTTCCATCTGGATATGGTTCTGCTACATATCTACTAATATCATATCCATTAATATATGCATACAACTTGATAGTGTCTTTTCTTGTAACAATCTTCCAGTGGCCGTTAATCATCATACGTAAATTGAACACAGCATCATCAGGCTCGAAGTCTGGAGTGTTAAGTATACGTTCTCTTGTAAAATCTTCTTCGGCAGGCCAGTCAGCGATGACCATCTTACCTTCATATTCAGTACGTAGTTTTTCTCTATGTGTCTGTGTCTGGAAGACTAGATCGAAGTATCTATCATTTGGATCTACATTACTATATCTATCTGGTTCGATAGGAATGCCGTTTTCATCAACAGGCGTATTATCTTGTATAAACCGCATTGATTGAGGCTTAATGTAATCTCCAGGGTCACGCTTAAATGGCGCCGCTGGCCGATAATTACTTCTTAATCTAATACTCCAGTTCCATTCTTGATCTCTGCTCGGTAAAGATCGAGCTGCAAATGTAGCAAATGGCGACCCTGGATTACTAGAAACAACATCGCTTAATGTCAAGTCATACAACGTTTTCTGATCAGCTGAAGCCTCTGTTATTGCATCATATGTCAATCCCCGTTCAACTAACATTACTTCCAATGTCTTATATGTTGGAATTGCATATGCCCGGCCTGCATTAATAAAGTATACGCAGAATAGATTGGATGCTGGATCTTCATATTCCGACTGTAAGGTATGAGGCCCGTTATTAATATACAAGTCATGCCAATCAGCAGTCCTAGAAAGTCGTTCTACTAGGAATAATCCCGTTTCTAGATTTGGCTCTGGAATAGGTTCTTCTTCAGTCGTATAAAATTCGAACTCTTCATCGATGATTTCGTCGACCGTTACAACATCTACAGTAGGGACTGACCTCACGATATCATATGGAGCATATGTATCTTCGCTAGAATCGATTGTTAATACGCTCCTACTGTTCCGTTTGCTAAATTCTATATCACGTACAGGAACACTATCAGCATCAGAGCTGCCAGCCGTCCTAGCCTGCGATCCCGGGTCATTAGGTGTTAAATTACCTTGAGAGTAGAATATATCATCCGGAAATTCTTGTTGTAGAATATTAAGCAGTATCGCATCTAACGACTGCTCCCTGTCTCTATTTGTTTGAGTTCCTATAGACATATCAATTAATCACTCTAAAGTAAAAGTTATCGAATGTTTGTGTATCATATGACGTACGACATTTAATTCGAATTCTATAATATCGTTCTGGCATGAATGAATCCATTCTAAGATCAAAGTAACTACCATTCGCATCTGTGCTAATTTTTGTAGTCGATGAACTAAAGACGTCTGTATCTGCAATAATGATATCGTTAGTTACAGAATCTAATATTTCATATGAACTCGACAATGGCAACTTTTCCGATGTAGCAAATAATGAAGATGTTACATATGCCCTAGCCGGGAACTCTGGTCTCGCAGCTACTCTGAACCTTGCAGTTTCTGATGTTCTGTATTCTGGTTTAATATTTTTAATGTAAACTACATATGTATTAGTAGATATAATACTACCCGTATCGGCGATAGTTGCATCATCCCAAGTAACTTCTAACTTAGGAACAAATATTGTATGCGTTTCTCTTCCAAAGAACTTGATCGAACCACGTATTTCGGTATCTATTTCGTCGGAATAAGGACGTTTTACAATGAATCCGTAATTCGGTAACCCAGAATCGATCCATTGACTTACAATACCCGTTACATTTAGTCTAACATCCGGAACTTGATTGGTTAATGATTGGGAAGCTTCGAAGCCCGACCCTGTTATCCAAGTTCCTCCTCCTTGTGAAATAGTAACTCCGGCAGATGTATTTTTACTATGAGCAGAGCCTGTATTCCAATCCAACCCTGATAACGCTACTGCGTCTCCAGAACGATGTTCCCAAGATACTCCAATTTTAGTTCTTGGCCTGTCTGAATATGTACCGTTGCCATTCGACCATGATTCTGATACTGGAAATGCCTTTATCGTAGTTGTTTGTAGTAAATCTTCTGCATCCGTACAACGCAAAGAAAGGAATACAGATGAACTAGCTGCAGATGCATTACTCAATGCCGGAATATCTCCTGAGGCAATTGATCTAGAAAGAGCAGTAATTTCAGTGCCAAAATCAATTAATATACGACTATTATACGTATCAGCTAGTACTCCTAAATCCTCCCCGTATTCAAATGCTCTTGTACCGCCAGTAATTTTAGTCAGTTCTAGAATTTCATCGATACCAGTATTCTGTTCTGAATACCTTTCGTATAATGTAGCATCCTTTTCTGCGTAATAAATTCTATACATTACTTACTCCTTTAAGGTCTAATTGCTCTACCTTCTATATCCTTATTAGGAAACTTTACTTCAAAAATACTCGGATCTAATGACGGGTATAGTATATTGTACTTTGTAGCAGAAGGAATATCATATTCATTTCCGGAATATCCATCTGTCGTTGAAGTGCGATTAAATATTTCAAATGTCGGTACGCTCTGTACGCCTTCAAGTCGATCTAAATCTGATACAATTTCAGAAATGTTGATTGCTCCATTAATTTGCATTCTGTCATTACTGAACAATTCTTTTAATCTACCAATACAGCGCAATACAACTTCATTTGAATTGAAATTAGGTCTAGGGACTACTTCAAATTTAAGCGCTATATTAATAATATATGCTGACTTAATATTTATAGCATCTGTTAACATACGGTATTGAGATAAGTATGTTCTAAGATTTTCTTTTAATGCCTGGTTCAGCTCAGTGAAATTTCCATCTGCGTCATATCCTAATGTATATAGGTTTAGCGCTAGCGGATTCGCTATCGTCTCTGCCGGATAATCTCTATCTGTCGTATTGATTTGTGTATCAGCTACAATATATGCCTTTGCTACAGAACCGTACCTTGAAGGTAATGAATATACACGGGCAATGTAATCTTCTCTCGTAATTGCTCTATTCTGTGCAGCAAATGTCGCCATGGCATTCTGACGGATCGAGTCTAAGTCTTGTCTTGCCCGGGCTCCTATTGCCGGCTCTGGATTAGTAACAGCTAACGAATTTTTTGAATCAGTCAAATCAACTAATCCTGTCTCATTAAGGTATGAAACGCTTAGGATACTATTAATAGAATTTACGCCTACATTTTCTTCAGTACTACCTCCATATGAGTAAGTTACTGTCAATGTAGTATTTTGAGGCGCTAATCCATATGTGCTAGTGTATAGGAAGTTCGAAGGGTCGATGTTATTTGTAGTAGTACGACGTAAGTATTCAAGTCCATGGCCTACATTCTTAGGATTAGGTATTAGTTCTTCATCCGCATCAGAACTCACTCCAGAACCAAATAATAATTCAACTCTTTGGTCATCACGTACTCGTGTAACAAATCTCCTAGGAGTTCGTGTCAATTTTAGTATGTAAGGTACTGTGGACCTGTATACAGATAACTCCGGGTCATTAAATGGAATGTTTGCAATATCTTCAAATATTGTATCTTGGGCTAGGTAATCTACTTCATACCATGGATTGTTAGCAGTATCAGTAACACTTATTATATCAATGACATTTGTCTCTGGAAGTATGATTTTATCATATGCTTTTGGATTGGCAAATTCAAATGTTTCTGTCTTTGTTTCGCCGGATACAACTTTCACTTGCTTTTTAAGTAAGTATCTAGCTACATCGCCACTGCCATCTATTTCATATACTGAAATCTCCGGGTCTTGATTAAAGTCGATAGGTTCTTCAGTATGATAAATTTGCCCATTATTTGTCTGAACTGTCATTCCTGAAGCTAATACTAACGCAAAAGCCATATCAGGTACAATATTAGCTCCGGATCCTATTCCCGGAACTAGTTGGTATACATCTAAAGTACATGTAGCCGGCGAATTTAGTCTAGGCTTATATCCAAATAGCTGTGAAAGAGCTAATATGTTTGATGACTCGCGCGCGGAAGATAGTAAAGATTCTCTAAATGATTGGTCGGTATAGTATGATAATACATCCCCTACAAATGACGCCATTTCTAAGAACATCATTCCAGGCGACGACTCATTAAAGTCTTGGTATGTATCAGGAAAGTAGTTCTTTGCAAAATTGATCAGGTTCTGTCTGAACTGAGCAAAATCTTTATTCAAGTACCGTACATCCTTTTGTACTAAATCTGGCATTATCTACTCCTTTTAAAAATTGCCTTCATTGCCTAATCCAAAGGCGGTAGCCGTTCCGAATTGGCCTACCTCAAATAATCTTTCCTCTGGCGGGTTGACTGATACCAGCCGAAGTCCGTTTTCATTTGCTAATACATTGATAACTACATTAGCACCAACAGATGTGACTCTGCATAATAATTGCAATGAAATACTATGTCGGTCAGCCGATTCGGTTAAATTAATTTGTTCTAGCGAAATATATGGCAGCCAGAATGCTATATCTTCCCTCAAAGAATTTAATAGCGTCTCTCGCAATTCAGTAGTATTATTATCAAACAATATCTTTTGTAAGTCCGTTCCGAAATTCGGCTGCATATATCTCTCACCTTTAGCTGTCATTATTAAATTGATAAGATTTGTAAGAGCAGCTTCTTCAGTTGAATATGAAGATACAAATACGCCTCCTCCAGTTGATGGAGCTGCAGCATAATCTGAAGAAATAGTTCTTCTAGCCGCTGATTGGTTCAGTGGTAATAATACACCTATCGCCTGATCAGGCCGATCGTTAATTGGTCGATATTGGTATATCGGTCTAGACATTACATTCCTCTACGCTGCTTAGTTTTTTCGTCAACTGCTTTCATGAACCCAGAATAATTCTTTGTCATGGCCGCTAATGTTTTTTGCACTGCCTCATTCTGCGTATCAATCGCTCTACCATTTGTCCCTTGTACATGCCTAGGTACTACTTGATCACTGTTACTAGAATGATCTAATAAAGATGCAGCTGGGCTATTAGAATTTAAAGGCTTAGTATCATTCAATAAGTTATTTAACATTGAATTTTTTGTATACTGCTTTTTTGGCTTCGTCTGAGCTGCTGGCTCTGCCCGATGATCTTCTAACATAGACTGTATATCAGGCATACCGTCATTATCTAACAGCGGCTTCTCCTCTGATATAGCCGATTCATTGAGCGCTTCTCTGACTGCAGATTTCACTTCTTCTTTAATGAGCTTACGCATCAATTTTATGAAAGTTTCAGTTTTCATCTTCAATAATTGCTTTTAAATAAATATGGTTAGGGCGAGATAATTAAGTAATATTACCAACACCCGTACCCGTCCCTGGGGAGATAGTTGCTCCAGTTCCTGTCGGGCTAACTTGTACGACTTGACCTGGAATCGTATTCACTTGAGTTTGTACAGTTCCTGATCGTACATATGTTTCGATCGCATTGGCTAAGTCTATCGCAAATGCGTTTATCGCTGCATCAGGGTCTCCTGTATTGTTTTTCTGCTTGTTCATAGCAGCTTTGATTTGATTGATTAGAACTGGTTTATTGAGTGGCATTATCTTTGTTCCATTTGTTTTAGTCTAGTAACTAATTTCTTGACTTCCGGTAATGCATCTGAAGGCCCTGTCGGTCCAGATGGCGTGGCATATTTAAATGTACCGCTAGACAATTTGTTTAGTACTTCCAAGGTATCTCGCATAATAGTAAAGAACTCATCCATATCCGATTGCCAATTTGGTGTGACTATTTTAACATCTTTCTTGGCAACAAGTATAATCTCATCTAACCTAGCATTGAAAACTAACCGGTCTGAGCCTATTATTACTTGCCCTTTATTATATGATGCTAACGGACGAACTTTTTTACCGAGTCTAGAATGTGCTAATCGAGCCGTTACTTTTTGGGTAGATGTAAGGTATATGTAACTAGAATCTTTATCCAGATCTTCTATTGCATAATATCCTCCGGGAGACGTTGTCTCTTTAATGCCATTTGTAATGGCTACGATTGGATCGCCCGGATTGCCTGTCCATGGCGGACGTTTAGCATATTTAGATAAGTTGGTATGAGTAGAAGACATCCGGATAGCACTACCAAATCTGCTCTGATGGATACGATCTCCTTGTAACGGCATGATAGGCAAGATGTCCCTTTCAGTAAATGATATCTGACTAGGCTTTTTTGCTTTCCGGGTACTAGATAAAGAACGATTCTGTGTTTGTCTATTAGATGTTTCTACATCTTGAATCCATGGCATTATACCATTGTTCACAATATTATGTACACTTAGAGTGTCGACATAATAATATGCAGAATCCGTACGAGAATCAGCCGTACCAACTGTAGCTTGTAATAATAATACTTGTTCTCCATATAGAGGTACGGTCATATCATTTAGATTGGCAGGTGCTGCATATACTTCTGTTGTATGTGCATAACTATTTCCTAATCTAACACGAATCGTACCAGGAGGGAACGCGTTCCCGTTCTGATCAGTTATCCTCTGAAATTGAGTCGGATCGTCTGTCTCTACTACTTGGCCTATTAAGAACTTTGTCGTCGACGTGTTTCGCATTTTCCTTCTTTACCTTTTCAATTTCTTCCTCTGCAGACTCGAGTAATTGCTTACGTTCTTCGTCTGAAAGACCAAATCCTTCTTCTTCCGATGTTTTAGAATTGGCAGATATTAGCCTTTGCACAACACCGGCTAATTTGACTAGCGAGTCATCATTTTTAACAGACACGTCTAAGTACTCTTTAATCAACGGGACTATGATCATAGCATCCCCGTTAGTTTGAATTAAAGGCTCTAGTTTCTTGATCAGCGAGTCAATACGACGCGATTTCTTTTTCGCATTATGATAAATATCCTTCATCAAATCCGAAAAGGTAGTGCCTTTAAATAACTCTTGGTCAGTATTCATATGAAGCGGTCTTTAAAATAAATATTAAGAGCCGCTTAAATTGAGATGCTATCTAGGGATTACGAACTAATTGACCCGTTTTATTATATGTATCATACATCTCAAAGAAGTCTTTTTTCATGACTCCGATGACCTTTGTAATATTTTGGGTCTTAAGATTTGTACGTTCTCGTATTAATATGTACAGAGCCTTCTTATTGAAATTCTCGATTAAGGCACGTTGCCGGAACAGTTCTATTATAGTATCTGCTACTAATAAGTCCCGCTTTGTAGAGAAGATCTTCTCCAAATTTGTATCATACCAATTACACCATAGATCTGTAAAGTCTCTAAGGCTATCATTACGTTCATTAATAGCCATCTCGGTATTAATATTACGAGATTGGTCAACTTCATCGATTTCAGCCCTGCCCTTTAACTTATCATAGTTAGCGTTGTTCTGTATAATAAGGTAGTTTCTAGCGACTACCGTAAAGTATGAGTAAGCTTTACCCTTATCCTCAGTATAACGATCTAACTTTTCTGTTAGAAATGCGACTACTTCTGCTTGTATATCTTCATATGGCACATCAAAATAAGTAAACCCATATGTATGATATACATTCTCTACGAGCTTATTTAAAGGATAGTTAATATGCTCTTCAAATACTCGATTCTTTTTAATTGTATCTGTTTCGTTATTGTACGCGACTATCGCATTCTGAGTTATGTACGTGAAATAGTAATTCTTGGATGCCTTTCGGCCTCTCTTCTTACGTTCTCCGTTCTCTTCAATAAACTTCTGGTCTTCAGCATACCATTTATAAAACTCATCAACTCCCTTCATCCGAAAATCCCTTCACTAGCGCTTTGTGTATGTCTAACATCTCTTTAAAGATAAATCCTGTCTCATCGTCGGATTCAAATGCCCCTAATCGGTCTAACTGCTTCAATTGTGAATGAGAATTTCCGATCCGTTCTTTAAGGCCGACAAAGAAATCGTAGTACTCGTTATTAGACGTTTCGAGTTCATCGATATATGTGTCCTTAGCTTCTTGTTTACGTAGCTGATTAATGTTAACCAGTAGTGATAGTAACAAGACGACTGCTAATATTACAATTGTTGCTTCCATATCTTAACTGAAAAAATCATCAAAATTAATTGCATTCTTAGCCGTAGTTACTTCCTTAGGAGTAGCCTTTTTCTTGACAGGCGGTTTCTTCTTACCCGGAGCTGGCTGATTTTGTGCCCACATTTCATATTCAATTCGCGCAGCCATTAGATCTGCTTGATGCATTACATATGGCATATTAAATCTCAACTTCGAGTCAGGCATTCTGGATATGAAGTACGGCTTATTACTTTCATCATATAACCCATCTGTTAGCTTGATACCTATCATTTCATTAAATGAAAAGTTGATATCATAGTGCTGCAATAACCATATAGAGAGGTCATTAACTAACGCAAATGGATTCTTTGGGTTATGCTTATATATCTTACCCTGGTTTTTAACATGCCAATCCGAGTCATTTGGTATATAGATTTCATTACCTTCGCCCGGGAATCCCATCTTACCAATATCGTGATTGAGAGCTACAAATAAAAGTTCTTCCTCTGTATATCCATCCATATCTGCACCCATACGCTTCCATAGCTTATATACTTCTTGAGCACATTTAATTACTCGTAGTACATGATCTACATATCCACCGGGGATTGCATTATGGTAATGGTTTACTGAAGAAGCTGGCGCCATGGCCATTCTATCTTCTAAGTCTGTGTACATTGCCTTGAGCTTAGTTTGTCGATCTCCCTTGAAGTTATCTTCAATGAAGTTCATTAGCTCATTCCAGTTATGTATTATTTCTGTTTCAGTTAATTTCATATTATATCAGTTGCTAAATTTGCTTGGAGCGCTTCCTCAGCGGTCTTTGGATTGTAATTAATAGATTCTAATAATTCACTTGCCCCGGGCATATCAGGTGCTAATGTTACAGTTGATTCCGAGCTTATCGCGCGTGTCTGGCCCGCAGTGAATAGTAACGCATTGTACATATCCATCTGACCTCGGAAGATTGTTGTAACTGAAGCTCCTACTGCTCCTAAGAATTCTTTAAATGCGATAATCATTGATATACGGGCATCAACTAATCCTACGTATATAGTCAACGTATCGCCCGGGCAATTATCTACTACCGATCTGCATTTAATGACATTATCAAATAAATCTTCATACGTCTTTAACCGCGTCACGAATACGACAGCTGAATTATAATCAACTCCCGATTGAAGAGTTTTAGTTAACAACTCGTATTTTGACAAGTCTTGTTTACTATCTCGTACGAGTTGCTTAGGCTGTCTTTCATTATACATATCCATATATTACAATATAAGGATTAATTTTACTAATACCAAATCTTATCGATACTTTTTTAGCTCTTTTTCTAGTTGCTTGAGCTTACGATTGCCAGCCTTCACGTCTTTCTTCCACCTAGCATTTTTGATAAACTTGATAGTCTCGGCAATTTCTAAGCTAACACGCTCATGGCCTTCTTCTTTCTCCCTCTGTGAGAGTTTAGGCCTAGCCTCTTTCTTCTTAGGCGGGTCGACCGACGTTGGTTTCGATGTACCCTTCAATTCAGGCTGTTCTACACCTTTATGGTATACATTGCCTTCTTTGTCAACAAACACTTTCTTGAAGTGCCATCCTCGAGGAAAACCGTTCGTCTGATACCCGACTACTGTTTTAGGTGGATCTTGTACAAGCATCGTGCACTTATCACAGAGTACAGCAACAGACTTGGCATTAACGGGGGCGTATCTAGTACATCTAGGACTATTCTTTAGCATCGGCCAGGCCCAATAGTCTGGGTCTTCAATGCTATTTCTACATATCATGTATACTTGTTTCTTTCTACTATATGTAGCAAATTTATGTCTCTTTGCTCTAGGCATATTTCAACAAATTTAGTTCCAATACCCTCCTACCCGTGTAGGCCCGGTATCTTCATCATCCTGTTTTCGTTCTTGATATATATCCTCTGATTCATCTTCTTCTTCAAATGGTTCAAGTTCTACTGACTCGCTTTCAAAATCAGATTCAGAATCCTCGTCGGTATCATCTTTATCATCTAAATATAATGAATTTTTTTCATATATGACATCTTTTCCATCTTTTTCTTTCGGCCTGATCTGATCAAAAGCGAAGTTCGCGGCAACTACCATGGCGATTGCAAGAGGGTCAAATACAAATACTATTAATAGCAAGAACCAATTGATAACTTGGGACATCGGCTTACCAGTCACTTCTGATAAGTATTTAAGTGGGCCTAATTCTCGCTGTTCTTCATTAGACATTTCTTTATCCAGGAGTTCTGTATCTAAGGCTAATATCGAATCTTGCACTGATTCTAACTGCAAATTCAAAGCTGTTCGCTCATCAACCGAAGATTTCAGTTCTTCTTGTAGAGCTTTCCGGGCAGATGAACTAGTTGTAGTAACTAATTGGCCCGTATTCTTATCAATATACTGTACTTGAGCTGGATTTGATAATGATGTTCTTAAATCTGATATAGTAGTGGTAATTTGTGCCTTTTCTAGCGTTAAATCATCTTTACGCTCTTCAAATCTATCTTGCTTTTGTTTTAGAACTGCAACAGACTTATCTAAGAACTCGGATTTGGTGGCAGTCTCTTGATATGCACCACTCAAATAGCCATATATACCACCCGAGGTAATGGTCATTAAAACAACTACCGCAGACGTTAAATATACACGTAATACTTTATTGATTTCAGTCCAATACTGATATAATAATGATGCTACTATTAACTTAGCCAATTCTAAGCTGCTAGCCATTATTATTACTTGTGTAGAAGCTCCCGCAAATAATTTACTTAGTCCAAATACCGAGTAAAAAGCTGCGGACGCTGATACAGTCAACGCCGATAACGCAATTAACGTCGGAAGAACATATTTTGACATAATTTAACTACCCTGTACTCTATCTGTTACAAATTGTAACTTTTTACGGATTACGTTTAGCCTACGCTTAACTTCGTTAGCATCTAGCTTATGACCTAGGTTGACAGCGTTAAATAACACCATTACCATATTATCTGCTTCATCTAATTGCCGAAGTACGTTGTCTTTATCTTTTACCATGTTAGAACCTTTTTATGTGTATAAATATTACGATATTCTAAAAGAGCTAGCTCCTTTGCCTTTGCTTCGATCATAATATCGAGTGGATGATTGTATGTGTCAATTTCTTGACGTATGTAATCTGAATGCGCTTGAGGTCGTATTTTCGGGTCGTCATATTCAGCCGACTTAGATTCGGAGTAGTGAGTTAATTGGCGGATATGAGACGGCCAAGTGCTGCCAGCTAACTCTAGAGCTTCTTGCTCAGATAATCCGCTAGTATGAAACCGGTGATGGTGGTAGTCGAAAGTTATCGGTATGTTTATATGAGGATATAAATAGTCGTACAACATTTGAGTAGACCACATCGACGGCTTGTCGTCATTTTCGATAACTAACCGAGCCTTACAACGATCTGAAAGACGATGCCATGCTGTTATCCAGCGTTTTGCAGTAGAGTCGTGGTCACCGTATGCGCCGCCCATATGTATATTGATAGCGTTATCATACGACGGCGTATAGCCCATAAGATCAAACATTTGAGAATGTCGTTCGAGTCCGATAATAGAACTGTCAATTACATGATCTTTAGGCGAGCCTAATACATGAAAAGGCCCGGGGTGCGTAGTCAATCGCATATTATTAGAACGCGCATATTCTCCGCATATATGAAGCTGCGCT